CAGCCGTACCGCCATATGCAGATTGTTGACTTCGTAAAACTTTCGCTGTTTTTCCGGTTCCTTCCGGTAGAAATACCGTTCCTCCCGCAGCAGATCCTGCTCCTCCGTCCAGCACTTGGTTTCATGCTGCAGCCACTTCGGCAGCTCCGGTTCCCCGCAGGCCAGACACATATACCGCACCGCATAGTTCCGCATGGTGCTGTCCGTGCATTCCGCCAGAATCCGTCCGCATACCTCCCGGAGCAGGGGCATCCGTCCCGCCAGTTTCGCCCGGTCTCCGTACACAATTTCCGACGCCAGTGCGTTCATGATCTGAAAATCCTTCGGGTATTTGTGGTAGTATTGTACCGTCAGCGAAAACCCTGCTTCCGTGTGGCGGCAGTCCCGGCAGCGGTCGAAATACCAGTGCAGGTCTTCCTGTACACTGATCCGGTCGTTTCCCAGCAGTTCGTCAATGGATACTTCAAAATAGTTGGCGATCCCCGGCAGCAGGGTAATATCGGGGTACCCGTCTCCCATATCACAAACTTATGGATACAGAAATCTCACTCGATTTTCCCAATAAACCTATAGTAAATCTCAACTTTCTGCTCCCGACTGCCGTCTTCATGCTTCACAGCTTCATGAACGACAATCTTCTCAATCAATGTATTCAAGAGTTCCGCTGTCAGTTCGGTCGGACAAGTGAATTCCCGAATCAGTCCGATCCACTTTTCTGCATTTTCCGCAGTCTGCTGTTCCTGTGATAATGCTTCCTTCATTTTCACGATTCTGCCGTCCAACTCACCCTGTTCGTCCTGGTACTTCTGCGACAGCATGTTGAAATTGTACTCCGTAATCCGTCCGGACGACCAGTCTTCGTACAGTTTCATGAACAATCGGTCGATCTCTGCCTTACGTTTTTCCGCTTTGGCAAGTTCCGTAGTCTGCTTTTTCCGCGCACTTTCCCTTGCTTTATCTCCGGCATACATCAGACGATTCAGCAGTTCCTCCTCCCCCAGTTCCGCCTGTGTTGACCAGTATCGGATGCGGTTCAGAACATAGTCGTACAGGACATCATAACGGATGTAGTGGGATGTACAGATACTGCTTGTCCTGCCGAACTGACGGTAGGATGTGCAGTTGAAATAGCTGTAAGGGACTTTGTTCTGCCGATTGGTGGCAAAGCTCATCGACCATCCGCAGTCCGCACATTTCACAAGTCCGGAGAAAATCTGCGTAGTTGCATCCTTCATCTGTCTGCGTCGGTGGGCAATCTGTTCCTGTACCTGGTCGAACACATCCCTGCTGATGAGCGGTTCATGGGTGTTCTCCACACGGAACCATTCTTCCTCCGGCTTTCGGACTCGCTTCTTGTTTTTGTAGGAAATGTTCGTCTGCTTGCCGTGAATGCTGTTGCCGATGTAGGTTTCATCTTTGAGGATGTTCTTGACCTGTGCAATCGTCCATGCCCAGGATTTTTCCTCCGGCGCATCGGCATAAATGTTGGCGAAGGTTCCATAACGGGTATAGTTCAGCCATCCGGCAGTAGGGACATGTTCCGCAATCAAAGTTTTCGTAATCTTCGCAGATCCCGCACCATGCACGGCAAGGTCGAAGATCTTCTCGATGATCCACTTCGTCTCTTCGTCCACCATCAGCCTGTTCTTCTGTTCCGGATCCTTTCTGTATCCCAGGGGAGCGTAAGTACAAACCCTCTGTCCTGCGGCAAACTTGGCATGAAGTGCCGTTTTGACCTTACGGCTTGTGTCCTTGGCATACCATTCGTTGAACAGATTCTTGAAGGGGACGAAGTCGGATAATCCCTTCTCCGTGTCTTCGTTTTCGGTCACAGCAATGTAACGGACATGGTTTTCTGGGAAAATGAACTCAAGGTAATAGTCCATCATAATATGTTCTCTGCCGAACCGGCTGAGGTCCTTGGTAATGATGCAGTTGATCTTTCCCGATTCCACGTCTCCCATCATCCGCTGAAACCCGGGACGCTCAAAGTTGGTGCCGGAGTACCCGTCGTCGACGTATTCAGAAACGTTTGTAAAGCCGTTTTCTTCGGCATAGTTCCGAAGGATGGTTCGCTGGGTCTCGATGGAAACGCTGTCCCCGTAGTTCTCATCGTCACGGCTGAGTCTCATGTACAGTGCGGTGTTGTATGATTGTTTTGTGGTATTGTATGGCTGTTTCATGGTGAAATCCTCCTTGTCAATAGAAACAACCCACGCTTACAATACACATAGAGTATACCATAAACGTGGGCTGGCATCAACATAAAGCTGACAGAATTATCCGATTGTTATCAATGGTCTGATCGGCAAATGGCAGCTGCAGGTAGCACTGCTCTTTCAGGATGCCTGTTTGCCGGATACCTGCTTGTCTGCCGTATAGGCAATCACATTCTCAAGCAGACTGCCCAGTGGTTTGCCGTTTTCCGGAAAATGCTCTGTGATCTCGATATACAGGTTTCCCGTCACAAAATATTGTTTGCCGTTCTTTACTACGATCTTGTTCTTCTCTTGGGAGACCATAGGTTTTTGAGCTACACAATTCGTCTTTTCAATCAAATCAATAACGATTCCTTTCCGCTGCACCGCCGAATACCGGAAGTTCCGATATGGCAGTGCAGCTATATCATTTTTGGGATTGTTTTCGATTGGGATGGTATTAACGGAGACTATCCCTCATCCATTCGCCGCTTCTCTCATCTTGAGAATCTGTACCGCTTCCGGCAGTACCAGTTTACCGTCCACCCGTTCCTTGGCAACGAAAGCGACCTGCCCAACACCGGCGTACAGCTCATGGAGTGCCGCAAAGGAGCGGGTTCCACGGTCGCCGATGTTGTAGTATCTGAAATCACCAAACGCCATTACAGGCTGTCCGGCGGCAACAGCGGGAACATAGGCACTGGTGTACACAGGGTAGCCCAGCAGACGATCCGGCTCACCAGCAGTCAGGGCAGGCTGCCACAGATACTGTCCGTCTTCACCCTTCAGCTTGCGGACGGCGGAAAGGGTGGAATCTGCCATCAGGAATACTGCATTGGTACGATAAGAACGTTTCAGCCTGTAAAGCAGATCGATCACCTCATCGGCGGTGATGGTGTCACCGGCAGTGGTAATACCGATCTGACCGCCCTTGGTGGGATGGAGAATACCGGTGGGCTTGCTGACTCCGTCACCGGTGATAAACGCTTCTTCTTCCGCATTGGCAATGGCCTGACCGAAGGAGTGGATCAGGAAGGATTCCAGATCATAGGCGTTATCTGCCAGCAGTTCTTCGGAAACCTTGACGGCTACAGACAGCTTGTAGGCATCCAGGATCACCTGATCGAATGCCGCATCCCCGAATACCAGCTCACCGTTTTCCTCCACCCAGGAAGCGGCAGGCTTGCCAGAAGCCACATTGATCTTGCGTTCTCCGGAAGTGGCGATCACCGTACCCAGACGGCGAAGGACATTCTCCTGTTCCAGCGTCTGGATGAGGCGGGTGTCGTATTCCGCAGGAACAAGAAAACCACCGGAGGAGTCCGTACCTTCCATCAGGACATTGGAGACCTTGCGGAAGTTGGAGCGCAGAGCATTCAGCATGGCAGACTTGTATTCATCGGATGCACGGCCGGTTCTGTCCTGTACCCCCAAGCCAGGTTTTGCAGTCAGCGGCATTCCAACAGGACGGTTCAGTTCCGCTTCGATCTGTTCGCCGCGTTCCAGACGCTTGATCTCATTGCCGAGCGCAACAATATCCGCTTCCATCTTTTCGTAATCAGCTACATCGGCGGCTTTCAGAAGACCGTCGGAAGTACGATGGGTTTCCAGAAAGTTTTTTGCCTGTTCCCAAGCGCGTGTACGTCTTTCACGCAGGTCGTTGATGGCAGGAGCAAAGGTCATAACAGTGTTGTTGGCTGCATTGTTGGTGTGGATAGCGTTCATTTTTACCTCTTTCTGCCCGTTGGTGTGACGGGCGCACAAAAATAACTCCGCATGAAAATTTACGGAGCCATATAGTTTTCATTGGTTCTTATGATTGTTGGATTGCCTTAATCGTTCTTTCTGTTCGCATAAATCCCGGCGTCTTCCAGCCGGATCATGGCACCCTGGATCAGGAAATCATCGCCGCCCTTTTCGGCAGGGATCAGATCCAGATTTTCCAGACGGCGCACATCGTTGGGACACAGAAAACCGCTGTTGATGCCGACGGCATAGGCTTCATACCGTTCCTTGTGTGCGCCCCGCAGCAGTCCGTCCACGTTGAAGCGGATTTCATACTGTGCTTTTTCCGATGCCGACAGCAAAGCCTTTGCCATGGACTGTTCCCAGCGTACCAGCCAGGGCATCAGGCTGTACATCACAAAATCGATGCTCATCTGCTCGATGTTGTTGAACGTTGCCCGTTCCAGATTCTGCACCAGATGAGGCGGCACACGGAAAATGCGGCAGATTTCCTCCACGGTGAATTTCCGGGTTTCCAACAGCTGTGAATCCTGCGGACTGATAGAAATCGGCGTGAACTTGAGCCCTTCTTCCAGAATGGCGACCTTCCCGGCATTGTTTACGCCGCCGTAAACCGAATGCCAGGATTCCCGCAGTTTCTCCGGATTTTTCAGCAGTCCCGGATGTTCCAGTACCCCCATGGGAGCCGCACCGTTGGCGAAATACCGGCTGGAATATGCATCGGCGGCCAGACCGGAACCAATGGCATTGCGGCAGGCGGCAATGGGACTGAGCCCCACCAGTCCGTCATAGCTCAGGCCGGGGATATGCAGGACATCTTCCGGGGATAGGATCACCATGCTGTTCTGATCTGCCAGAGCTTCGTTGTCATAGCGCATATACCGATAGAACAGCCGCCCGGCGTCATCTCGCTCAACGGTCATCCTGTTCGGCATCAAAGGATACAGCCCCAGCACAT